GTTGGAGAAGTACGTAAGTTAGCTGACTCGCTTCTAAAGCAACAACTCGAATCGAAGCACGACACACAGCCAAGTAAAGCACAAGAGATTGATTGGTACGAAGACCCTGCTAAGGCAGTGAACCAGGCTGTAGCCAATAACCCAGTCTTAAAGCAATTGCAAGAGCAGCAAGCTCAACAAGCCCAAGTGGTTGCATTGCAGACGATTGAGAAAGCTCATCCTGATTATTTAAGTGTAGCACAATCTGAAGACTTTGCTTCTTGGATTCAAGGATCAAAGGTACGGATGGAATTATTTGCTAAGGCAAACAACTACGATGTAGATTCAGCGTTAGAACTGCTAGGGACTTACAAGTCTATACGCAACGTCAAACAACAAAAAGTAGAAGCTACTAAAGCTGCTGACGAATCGCTGAAGAAGGTCGAAGAAGAGAACCGAAGCAAGGCACTTAAGACTGCTGCTGTCCAACAAGGTGGCACTGGAGAGTCAACAAAACCTGTTTATCGTCGTGCAGATCTTATTCGCTTAAGAATGCAAGACCCTACCAGATATGAAAGCATGGCAGAAGAAATTCTACAAGCTTACTCAGAAGGTCGGGTACGTTAATTTAATTTAATTTTAGGAGATTTAAAATGGCAGCAGTAACATACCCAGGCGGTAGTACATCTATCGTTAACAAAACAGCAGCAGATAAATTCATTCCAGAGATTTGGTCTGACGAAGTAATCGCTGCATATCAGAAGAACCTAGTATTGGCAAACCTCGTCAACAAAATGACGATGAAGGGCAAGAAGGGCGACACGCTCCATATTCCTAAGCCAACACGTGGTGTTGCAACAGCTAAAGCAGCTAACACTGCAGTTACTATCCAGGCTGACACCGAGACTGAAGTATTAGTCTCGATTGACCAGCACTTCGAGTACTCACGTTTCATCGAAGACATCGTCGAAGTTCAGGCTTTGGCATCCCTCCGTCGTTTCTACACTGACGACGCTGGCTATGCTTTGGCTAAGAAAGTTGACGACACCTTGTTCCAATTAGGTAAGTCTTTCGGTAACGGTGATGCTTCTGACTGGACACACAGCACCAGCTATTACATCGACGCTTCTACTGGTCTCACAGCTTACGCTGCTGACACTGTAGTTCCTGCTGACGTATTCACTGACGCTGGCTTCCGTGCCTTGATCAAGCTCATGGACGATGCTGATACCCCAATGGATGGTCGTTTCTTCGCTGTTCCTCCATCACTACGTGCAGCTATCATGGGTATTGATCGTTACAACAGTTCTGATTTCGTTGATGGTCGTGGTGTAAACAACGGTCAGATCGGTCAGCTCTATGGTATCGACATCTATGTAACAAGCAACTCTCCAATCATTGAAACTGATTCTGACAATACAGCTACTGCTGGTGGCGACATCAAAGCAGCTATCTTGGCTCATCGTGATACAATGGTATTGGCTGAGCAGATGTCTGTACGTAGCCAAACTCAGTACAAGCAAGAGTACTTGTCTACTCTGTACACTGCTGACACCCTCTACGGTGTTAAAGTAGTACGTCCTGAGACTGGTTTTGTATTGGCTGTAAACGCTTAATAGTAGTTCCTAAGACTCTCCAGCTTCGGCTGGGGAGTTTTCTTTAAGTGCATTCGCTGAGTGTATTTAAACAAATGAAATACTGTTACAAATGTAAAACAACTAAAGAACTTGATTTGTTCGGTAAGAATAAGTCACGTAAAGACGGACTATCTGACGAATGTAGAGATTGTAAAAGACAACAAGATAGAGATTACGCAGCAAGGAACAGAGAAAAAGCAAAACAAAGAGCTTCTGTATGGTATTACAGTAATAAAGAACATGCTAATAAACGTAGTAAAGTTTATGGAGCAATTTGGAGAACTACTAATAAAGACAAGCAATGTGCAAAGTCTAATAGATATAGAAGTAGTAAACTACAAGCAACACCTAAGTGGTTATCGCAAGAGCAACAAAAACAAATAGAAGCGTTTTACTGGTTGTCAAGATTGCAGAATGAATTAACAGATAATATATATCATGTTGATCATATTATTCCATTAAAAGGAAAAACAGTATGTGGTTTGAATGTTCCTTGGAATCTGCAGATTATTCCTGCGTTAGACAATATTCGTAAAGGAAACAAAATTGTTTTATCTTAGTCCAAAACAACGATACGCTAAATGTGCTATTTATCGTGGAGCAGGTGGTGCAGGTGACGCTGTCGGAGACGCTTCTAGCGAAGTATTACTTGCACTTCAAGCAAAGGATGCTGCACAGGCTGCACAAGCTGCTGCAGAGTTAGCACAAATTGCTGCAGAGACTGCTGAAACTAACGCAGAGACAGCAGAGACCAACGCAGAAACTGCAGAGACTAACGCAGAGACTGCTGAAACCAATGCAGAATCTGCTGCTACTAACGCTGCAAGTTCTGCTAGTGCTGCTGCTACATCGGCTACCAATGCTGCTAATTCAGCTACTGCAGCTCAGACTGCAGAGACTAACGCTGAAACTGCGGAAACAAATGCAGAGACAGCAGAGACTAATGCTGCTTCATCTGCTAGTGCTGCAAGTACTTCAGCAAGTAATGCTGCTACATCGGCTACGAATGCAAGCAACTCAGCTTCTGCTGCTGCGACTTCTGCAACCAATGCTTCTAATTCTGCATCGTCAGCATCAACATCTGCGACTAACGCATCAAACAGTGCTACAGCAGCACAGACTGCAGAGACCAATGCAGAAACAGCAGAGACTAATGCTGCTGCCAGTGCAAGTGCTGCATCAACCTCTGCCAGTAATGCCGCATCAAGTGCATCGGCAGCGTCTACTTCCGCAAGCAACGCAGCCACTTCAGCGACTAACGCTAGTAATTCTGCTTCATCTGCTTCCACAAGTGCTACCAATGCAAGTAACTCAGCCAGTGCTGCAGCGACTTCTGCATCAAATGCTGCTACATCAGAAAGTAATGCAGCTACTTCCGCTTCTAATGCCGCTGCTTCTTACGACTCATTTGATGATCGTTACTTAGGAGCTAAATCTTCTGCTCCTACATTAGACAATGATGGTAATACTTTATTAACTGGTGCGTTATATTTCAATACCGTTACCAATGAGATGAAGGTGTGGAGTGGTTCTGCTTGGCTCAATGCTTATGCTTCTCTTTCTGGTGCATTATTAGCGACCAATAATTTATCTGATTTAAATAATACCGCTACTGCTAGGACGAACTTAGGTGTTGCGATAGGTACAAATGTTCAAGCCTATGATGCTGATTTAACAACCCTTGGTGCTGGAGGATCGGCTGCTAGATCTTTCTTAGGATTAGCCATTGGAACAGATGTTCAAGCCTATTCTGCTGAACTACAAGGTATTAGCCAAGGCGGTAATCTTGGAATGAAAAACCGCATCATCAATGGTGCAATGATAATTGACCAGCGTAATGCTGGTGCTGCTGTAACAATTAACTCAGGAGCAACTACTTATACATTAGATAGATGGTTAGCTTCAGGAACAGCATCTGCTGGAGTATTTACTGTAGTTCAATCAACCTCAACGCCCCCAGCTGGTTTTTCTAATTTTTTACGAACCACGGTAACAACTATTGATTCTAGTTTAGCCGCAACAGATTTTTATGGAGTTAGTCAGCGTATTGAAGGGTTTAATATTGCGGACCTAAACTGGGGTTCGGCAAACGCCCGAACTGTAACATTGTCGTTTTGGGTTCGGTCTAGTTTGACTGGAACATTTACTGGCGCTTTAAATGCAACTACTGCATCTACTGCTTCTTATGTTTTTTCATACACAATAAATGCTGCCAATACATGGGAACAAAAATCAGTAACCGTTCCAGGACCCACGATTGGTACATTTAACTCAACTAATGGTATTGGATTAGGATTATGGTTTATGCTTGCTTTGGGTAGCACCTATACAGGTTCTGCTAATGCTTGGACAGCTTCTGCAATTTACGGTGTTTCAGGCGGAACTAATGTGATGGCAACTAACGGAGCAACTTTTGATATCACAGGCGTACAACTCGAAGTAGGTTCTACCGCTACTAGTTTCGATATTCGCCCACACGGAACAGAACTACAGTTATGCCAACGGTACTATCAATCATTTTTAGTTTCTAGCGACTGGGGTAATGGAAGCGGTTATGGAATGGCTGCAGGTACTTATTTAACAGAAATGAGAGCAGCTCCGACAGCCACATATACACCTAGTTCTGGTTCAATTTTAGGAACAAGTATTAATAGCAAATCCTATCAATTTCAGATACAAGGTCTTGGTGGCGGTTCAGCTTCTATTGCAACAGCAACTTTTGCTATTGAGTTATAACTATGTACAAACTAATAAAAAACCAGTTGACTAATGAAACTAATATGGTTCTTCGTGTTGCTGATAATGCTTATGTCCCATTTGATGAAGCCAACACAGATTACCAAGAATACCTAAAATGGGTTGCTGAAGGCAATACTCCATTACCAGCAGAAGGAACTGAATAATGACTGAAGCAGAATTAAAACTCCTAAGCCACGAAGAAGTCTGTAAAGTTCGATACGAACAGATACACGCTAGACTAAAGAGACTAGAACAGATTCTCCTAGGCACTGCTGGATTTATTATTATTACTTTGTTAACCTTGGTACTTAAATGAGTAGACCACATTCCGTAGGCAAAGACTTAGTAGCTAACACTAAGACTGTTATGTTTACTGTACCAACAAGGAACATAGCTAAGTGGTTGTTGCTCTTTGCTACCAATCACAGCACATCTTCTAAGTGGTTTACTTGCTGGTGGTATGACTCTAGTGAAAACACTGAGATTGAAGTATTGTTTGAGTATAGCTTAACTGCTAAGACATTTATCCGCATAGACGGAACAGCTTATGTAACGCTAGACGAAGGTGATGAGATTAGAGTACAGTCAGAGACAGGTTCTGCGTGTACTTGTATCATTACTGTAGAGTTAGAGCAACGTAGTACAGTACAACAGTTCAGTTAAGGAGAAGTAAATGCCACTCGCTAAAGGTAAATCACAGAAGACAATCAGTAAGAACATCTCTAAGATGGTCAAAGAAGGTCGTCCTCAGAAGCAAGCGATAGCAATCGCATTACAAACAGCTAAAGTTCCTAAACCCAAAAAGAAAGGTAAGTAATATGCCAATGGTCAATGATAAGAAGTTCCCTTATACAATGAAGGGTAAGAAGCAAGCTAAGCAGTATGCTAAGAAGACTGGTGCTAAGGTAACTACTCCTAAGGCTAAACCAATGAAGAAGATGGGAGCTATGCGTGGCTACTAAGCCTGGCTTGTATTCCAATATCGCTGCTAAACGTAAAAGAATAGCTCAAGGATCTGGCGAGAAGATGCGTAAGGTAGGTAGTAAGGGTGCTCCTACGGCTAAAGCTTTTAAGGAAGCTGCTAAGACAGCGAAGAAGAAATGATTAAAAAAGGTAAGGAAACCTTCTCAGGCTATAACAAACCTAAGCGTACTCCAGGACACCCTACTAAGTCCCATGCTGTATTGGCTAAGTCTGGAGATACGGAGAAGTTAATTAGATTCGGTCAACAAGGTGTAAGCGGAGCAGGTTCTTCTCCTAAGACTCCAGCAGAGAAGGCTAGACAGAAGAGCTTCAAAGCTCGGCATGCAGCGAATATCGCTAAAGGTAAGCTATCTGCTGCGTACTGGGCAGATAAAGTTAAGTGGTAGGTATTGACTTTTAACCAATTTTATGGTATAATATATAACTATGGCATCAATGAACTATATCCAACTCGTCAATGACGTGCTTATCAGGCTACGTGAGCCAGAGGCTACCTCAATATCTGATAATGCCTATGTCAAGCTTATCGCTAAGTTTGTCAATGATTCTAAGCGTGTCGTAGAAGATTCTTATAACTGGAATGCTTTGTCTGATACCTTATCTGCTACCACTACAGCAGACGTGTTTAACTACGTTCTAGTGGGCTCAGGACAGAGGTTCAGGGTTATCGATGTTATTAACGATACTCAGAATGCATTCGTAGAACTAGCCTCTACTAAGTGGATGGATCAGCAGTTCTTAATGACCACTCCTCAGAAGGGGTCTCCTGCGTACTATAACTTTAACGGTACTAACTCCAACGGAGATACTCAGGTAGACTTATATCCTATTCCTAATGGTGCTTATAACCTTCGTTTCAATATTATTAAACCACAAGTACCCTTAGCAGTTAACGCTGATGTGCTTCTAGTTCCTGAAGAACCAGTAATCTTAGGAGCTCTTGCAAGGGCTCAGGCAGAGCGTGGTGAGGACGGAGGAGTCCAGGCAGGGGAGACATATCAGTTAATGCGTCAGAGCTTAGCAGACGCTATAGCACTGGAATCAGGACGGTATTTAGAAGAACAAGAGTGGGTCTGGAACTGATGGCTAGTCCACTACAAACAGCTTCAGTAGCAGCTCCTGGATTCTACGGATTAAACACTCAGGAGAGTAGTGTTACGTTGTCTTCAGGGTATGCTCTGAAGGCACAGAACTGTGTGATTGATAAGTATGGTCGTATCGGTGCTCGTCGTGGATGGACACCAGTAAACTCTGCAGTTAACACAGACTTAGGTTCTGGTAATCCAGTGGAGTTTATCTTTGAAGTAGTCACTGGTGGTGGTACAGATGTGCTTAGTGCTGGTAATAATAAGTTATTCGTAGGAACTACTACGATGACTACTAAGACAGTACGTAATACAGATAACAGTGGTAATGCAACATATACGATTACTGCTAATGACTGGCAAGGTGCTGCTCTGTCTTATGGCGATGTAAGCGACTTCCAGCCTCATGTGTACATGGCACAAGCAGGACACCCTATGCTGGTATATCATGAGCTACCAACATCGGGCAGTGCTTTTGATGCTCACAATAGCGGTACATTTGGTTATCAGCGTGTAGGAGATGACGCTAAGTTACCTTCTAATCACAGCACATCAACATTCATGCCTAGCTGGGTCTTATCCGCTTACGGAAGAATCTGGTGTGGAGGCATTAGCGGAGACACACAGACAGTATATTTCAGTGACCTACTAGCGGGTACTGACTTCTTAAATGGTTCTGCTGGTTATATTAACCTACAAGAAGTATTACCGAATGGTGATCCTGTAGTTGCTGCTGCAGCACATAATGGATATATTATATTCTTTGGTAAAAAGAACACAGCTATCTACGCTAATCCCTTAGATACTGCTTCGTTAACATTAGTAGAAGTATTAAACAACGTAGGATGTATTGCTCGTGATTCAGTTCAGAGCTTAGGTACAGATGTAATATTCTTATCTGACGCAGGAGTTCGTAGTCTACAGCGAGTCATCCAAGAGAAGTCACTACCAATGCGTGATATCTCTAAGAATGTTCGTGATGACTTAATGGCTGCTGTAGCTTCTGAGACAGACCTAACTAAGATCAAGAGTATCTATTTTGAGCGTGATGCTATTTATTTATTAACGCTTCCTACTACTAAGTTTGTATATTGCTTTGATACTAGAGCTGCCTTACAAGACGGATCGATGCGTGTAACTATTTGGGATAGTCTTGAGCCTAAGGCTTTCTGCGTAACACAAGATAGAAATTTATTTATAGGTAAACCTGGCTATATTGGAAAATATTTTGGATATGCTGACAACACTTCTTCATATCGTTTACAGTACTATACTAATTACTTTGATTTTGATGCTGCTACTTCATTAAAGTTATTAAAGAAGATTGGCTGGGTATTAATTGGTGGTACTAATCAGTCAGTAGCTATTAAGTGGGGCTTTGATTATAGCGAAGGCTATCAAGCTACTACTTATCTTTTAGAAACTGCTGTAGTATATGAATATAATAACTCAACTGTTGATACTATACCAGGATCTACAGAGTATAATATTGCTGAATATACCTCAGGTATTGTTTTAGATCGCTTCTCTATTAATGCAGGTGGTCAAGGAACTGTACTTCAACTAGGCTTAGAAGCAGATATTAATGGTAATCCTCTGTCTATTCAAAAGATTGACGTAGGAATCAAACAAGGAAAGATTTTAATCTAAGGAACTGATATGAGTAACTATACAAAAGCAACTAACTTTACAGCAAAGGATACTCTACCTACAGGTAACTCTGGAAAGATTGTTAAAGGCACAGAGATTGATACTGAGTTAACTGCTGTAGCTTCTGCTATTTCTTCTAAGGCAGACTTAAATAGCCCTGCTTTAACAGGAACTCCTACTGCTCCTACGGCTAGTGCTGGAACAAACACAACACAAGTAGCAACTACAGCTTTTGTACAGACAGCTTTATCAACAGCGTTTAGTACTGGTATGATTATAATGTGGTCTGGTACTATTGCTACAATTCCTACAGGATGGGTATTATGTAACGGTTCTAACAGCACTCCTGATCTTCGTAATAGATTTGTTATCGGTGCTCATAGTGATTCTGCTGGTGTAGCTTATACTACGATTACAGGAAGCAACACTTTAACAGGCGGTACTAAAGACGCTATTGTAGTAAGCCATACGCATACTGCCACGTCAACTGATTCTGGACACACACATATACAGAACGGTTTTGGTGGGTCTGCTCCAGGTCTGACTACTTCTTCAACACCGATTAATGGCTCATCAACAACTGGTTTTGGCTATGCTAATATTACAACGACCGTTGCATCCACTGGTTCTAGCGGTACAGATCAGAACTTGCCTCCGTACTATGCGTTGGCATTTATTATGAAGACTTAATATGAAGTTACCAGTAGTCTTGCGTGACGACTACACCATGTACTTAGAGCTTCATGACGGAGCATTGTGGTTTCATACAGATGTACATAGATGGTCGCAGGAAGTAAAGAAGAAACACATAGAAGATTTAGATTTACTGCAGTACTTAACAAATGTTCCTTTGTTAGCTTTAATAGAAGATACAAATACAAAGCTTGCAAAGTTTGCTAAGTTAACAGGATGGAATACTTTTAAACCAATAGAAGCTAACGATAAGAAATATACCATATTTATTAGGAGCAAAAAATGGGCGGTATAGTTAAAGCAGTAGGAAGTTTTTTAGGTGGTGGTGGAGACGGAGGAGCTGGAGAAGCTGCTGCTGCTCAACGTGCTGCTGCTCAGGCAGGGGCTGCTGCTGCACAGTTCCGTCCTGTAGGAATGACTACCAGATTTGGTACATCTCAGTTTACTCGCTCCGTAGATCCTGCAACAGGAATGCCTTATATATCCTCTGCTGGATATACTGCAGCTCCTGAACTTGCAGCAATTCAAGATCGTTTATTTGGAAGGTTTGCTGATACTCTTAGTAACGCTGAAACTATGGCAGGACAGTATGGAGCATTGACTCCTGCTGCTCAGCAACTATTTGGACTAGGTGCTGGATACTTAGCTACATCACCAGAGCAAGCTGCTCAGGATTACATGAATCAACAGCAAGGCTTATTGGCTTCGAGTCGTGCTTCTCAGTTAGCTGGAGTAAGAGGTGGTTCATTTGCTCGTGGTCGTGCTGGTTTAGGAGTTAATACTGGAACAGGTAGTGCTCCTGCATCTCCTGAAATGCAAGCATATTATAATGCATTAGCTCAACAAGACTTAGGCTTAGCAGCTCAAGCTCAACAAGCAGCTCAGCAGCGTATTCAATTTGGTGCTGGTTTGTTTGGTACTGGAGCAGGTCTACTCGGTGCTCAGACAAGCGGTGAAGCTGGTGCTTATGCTCCGTTACTAGCTGAACTCGGTTTAGCAGGTCAAGTAGAAAATATGGCTCAGATGCCTTATCAGTTAGGTTTACAGCTAGGACAGTTACAACAGCCTGGACAAACTGCAGGTTCTCAAATATATACTCAAGGTATGTCTCAAGCTGCTGGTACAGAGTTTGCTGGTCAACAAGCTGCACTAAATCGTCAATCACAATTCCTTAGCAGCTTAAT